CGTTAGTGGCAATCACATCGTCAAAGGAAACATCGAGTGCCATGCAGGCTTGAGCAACGTACCACATAAGATCACCGAGTTCAATAATAAGATGCTCACGGTTATCGTCGTTCCAAGGTTTTCCTTGAAAAACCATCTTCTTGATGATTTCAAGAAACTCCCCACCTTCAGCATTAATACCAACACCCGCAGTAAGTAGTCGCTCAATATTGGCACCCTTCTCATCAAGGGCAACAAGGCGGTCGGAAAGTGCGAGAAAATCAGTAGAGGCATCGCTAGTAACCGCATCAACAAATTTTTGATAGCGTTCAAAATCAATATGTCGTTCCATTAAAATTTAAATCCTTCAAATGATTTTTTGGGTTTGTTTTCTTCATAATCATACTCGTCTTCTTGTCCAGAGTCAAGTATGTCAGTCTGGGCGGACTGTTCACAATCATACAGTCTCATCTTCGCTCTGTCAATACCTACAATGAAACGTTTATAAATCGTAGGATCATTATAGCGATTCTTCAACTGCTTCACCATAAGTTGTCCGAGTTGTTCCAACTCCTCTGTGCTAATAAGGGCAAACATAAGATCAGCAGTAGCAGGGAGACCAAAGGACTCAGAAGTGTCAGTAAGCTCAACATCACTGCTACCATAACCAGAACGAGTGGTCTGCGTGGCAGAAACGATAGGGACGTTTGCTTCAACAGCCAACCCTCTAAGCTCCTCCGCAATAGCTTTAATATAGCTATATGAATTGACAGACATGCCCGACTTATAGCGGGAGGAAGCACATATATTAAGGTAATCAATGAAAATAATATCAGGTCTAAATGACTTCTTAAGTGCAAGTTCATTAAGAAGTGCCTTAAAGTGTCCACTATGTGCTGATGCAGTAGGGTATTCTTTAATTATAAGAGTTCCCTGAGTCTTGGATGCTAACTTACTAACCTTACTCTCAAAAGTCTTCTTAGGAAGATCTGTCAGATCCTGAATCGGAACGTTCAAGAGATTTGCGTCAATTCGCTCAGCAATTTTCTCTTCTGCCATCTCCATTGTAATGTAGAGAACGTTCCGTCCTTGGAGCAGCACGGAGCTAGCGACGTGGCACATGAATAGAGACTTGCCGACGCCAGTACCAGCAAGCGCGATGTTAAGAGTCTTGTTAGGTAAACCACCTTTTGTGACTTTGTTAAAGTATTCGAGATCAAATGGAATCTTGTCTTCCTTCTTGTGATAGAACTCATATCTTTCTTCGTAGTTTTGTAAGTAGTCGTGTCCAATATTATTGTCAAAAGAAACTGCCAGTGCATCAGAAAGAATACTGGGAATAGCATCCCGATTTTTCTTTTCATCATTACCATCTGCAATGTGGATTGATTCCATCAAGGCAAGATAAATCGCACGATCTCGGCACCACTTTTCAGTGGAATCTAGCAACCATTGATGATCTACTGGAGAGTCATTAAAAGAATTACAAATCTCTCTTGTCTCTTTAATTTCACTCTCGTTTAGATCAGTCCTATTCTCAACCTCAATATTTAGAGCTTCTGTTGTAATGGCAGAACCATACTTAACAATGAACCTAGCAATCTCCTCAAAGATTACCTTTTCAGTTCTCTGTTCAAAATATGTTGGTTCAATAAAAGGAATGACCTTACGGGAATAGTCCTCGCTATGTATTAAGTTTCTGAGAATAGTAGTTTCGATTCTTTCCATTACTTATAGTGTAAATAAGTGCTCATAATATACTTTGGATTACTGATAGGAGGATTTCCGCGATGAGGATACATCCACAAAGGAGGAAATACTAAAAGAGATCCTTTCTTTGGAGTAATCTTTTTATCTCTAAAAACTGTCTCTCCACCTTCCGAAACATCATTCAGATAAAACATAAAAGAGAGAAACCTTCTGGCGGAGGAATAGTCTGCTACATCGACATGTGTATCAAACCTATCCTCACCACCAGTATTATACCTCTTTATTCTGAATTGTTCAAATGCATATGAAGAAGGAAACACTCTGGCATCCACGAACTTGTAGTATTCCTTTTGATACTTCTGAACTTTTTTGATTACACTATTGTGAACCTTTTTGAGTTCATCGGTAAAACTACAGTTCTCTGTAAGATTGAATTGAGTAAAATTTGGTCTACCCTCATTCTCAATTACTTCATGATGTTCCGATTCTTCATCAAAAACTTTTATTAGAAAATCACATGTTTTTTCATCCAACACACCATCATAAACGTGAATAAGATCACCAAGATCAACCATAACTGAATTCTTCTTTTGCAATAGAATTCAGTTTCTCCATTACTTCTGGAGTGAAATACTGGTCGGGGTCTTTGAGAATTGCCTTAGCATAGACTTTTTTGCCGTCAATCTCATAGCGTCCTGCGACGTTTTTCCAGAGACCGCCAATTTCACCGAGTTCAAGAAGACCATAATAACGATCAAGACCACGCTCATCGTAAAACAAACGTATCGTAACATCTTGGTTCTCCTTGCTTAAACGTGACTTAGCAGTCTTAGCCTTGATAAGGTTTCCGACGATTTCAGTTCCGTCTTTCTCCTTCTTCTTGCTGAGATGGATGATAGTAGAAGCAGCATACTTAAGACCGCTACCGCCTCCCATCTCCTTTGTAGGAACATAAGCGCCAATGACATCGTAGGTGTGGTTAGTAACAATCATGGGAATGTTTGCTTGCCCCAACTTGAGTGTGAGCATACGGAACGCACCTTTGATGAGTTGGGATTTGGTCATGTCCCGAACTTGCTTGTCGTTGAGTGCGTCAGTAATCTCTTTCTCAGTGGAAAGCATCCCTAGAGAGTCTAGCACAAACATGCAGGGTTTGCGCTCGTCTTCAGGTTTTTTTAAGTAAATGTCTACTGCCTTGAGTGCCTTGCTACGAAACTCTTCAACAGTAACAACGTTGACTACAACTAACCGAGTGAGGTCAATGCCCCTAGACTCAAGTAGGGATTTGTTAACAGCGGCTTCAGTATCAAAGTAGAGACAATAACCATCGGGGTTAGTATCAAGAAAATTCTTAACCACAGCGAGAGAAAAGAAAGTCTTTCCAGTAGAAGACTCTCCAGCAATAGCAGTAATCTTATTCCCAGATACACCACCAAATATGCTACCTGAAACCAGTGCATTAAAAATGTACGAACCTGTGTCCACATAAGTTTCAGTCTCGTCAATGTCTGCTGCTAGTTTGGTGTAGTCATCGCCAATCTCTTTTACAATATCTTTTAAGAAGTCCATAAGTTAATCCAAGTCAATTTTAATTCCAACTACAAATATTCTTTTAGGTTCTTCAGTAAACTCTGCCTCATGAAAAAGCATAGAAGAAAAAATTGACCCCAAACCTTTAGTTGGTTTTAGTTTTATTTTTGTTCTATGCCTATAATTATGATGATGGTTTAAGTAAAATACAGTATCCCCTTTAGAACAAGTATTTACATACACTATCATAACATAATCTTCATGATCTATATGATTATGAAATTGAACTTTACCACCCTGTCGATAATCGAAAAAGTGGGTATAGTGAATATCAATATTTTTTTTATCAATATTTAACTGATTAGAACAGATGTCTAAAAGATTATCTTTGATGAAAGTAAGATAATTTTCATCATTCCATTCACATAGATTGGAAGTATATACACCAGTATCGCTAATGTATATACTATTTTCGGCAGAAAATAGTTTTTGCTCCAATGAATACTTTTCAAATTTTTCATTTAGAAAATTAATCAAATATTCTTCAATTTGAAATGTTTTCAATAGAGGAAAGTTAACCTGCATCAAGCCACCATCCCGTATTGTTCACGAAGAATTTTTTTATAAGGCAGGTCCTGCTCACGCAGTTCCTTCACCAGTTTGAGTTTTTGATACAAAGCAGTATCACCACCAAGAGACATTGCCTTCACGATAGTGGCAAGCTCATTGTCATTAATAGGAAGATCCATTAAAAGAAAAACGATTCTAAGTTTACAGTTTTTTCGACAGACCACCCAATAGCATCAAGAATAGACTTGAGGGGTTCTACAAAACTCTTCTCAAATTGTAGGTCATAGTCGATGTATTTGTCAAGACCAAGCTCCTTGGGAAAGTCTTGAATGAAGGAGATAATATTCTCCTGAATAATATTCGGTTTTTTCAGATAGAGAAACTTAATCTTTTCTCCATTAGCGATAAGTGAATATTTATTGGTTAGTTTCTTCTGCTTCACATAGTGATTGAATAGAAGTGCTCCACGACAATGGATAGGTGTTCCTTTTACATAAATGTCTGAGGAAGATTGATACTTACGAATATCTGAAGCAGTTCTTGGGAAAGCAATTTCCTCTGGGGGAAGACTTTTAAACTTAACTCTACATTTTTCGATGAAGTCAATAACCTCATCTTCGGTCCCATTCATCATTAGTTTGAGACCGTCTTTAATCATCTGACGGCAAGGAGCAGGAGTTGAAGATTTCACTGCTTCAATGCCCATCATCTTCAGTTTGGGTTCGTTGTATTGGACACCCTCACTGTTCCATACGTTGAGAATATAACGCTTCTTCGCAGTCCAGATACCACGTTCAGCGATATTCTCTCGCTTCATTTGCATCTTTTGCTCATATGCCGAAACATACTCCGCAAGTTGCTGATAACTGGATTCGATGAACGGCTCCAGTTTATCTTGACAGATCTTGTCCAGAATAGAAACGATTGCGTTTTTATCATCAGTCCTATTACCAAAAAATTTAGTAACAAGAGGTCCCATATTAAGATAGATTGAATCGGTATCCGATGCGATAACATAGTCTACTTCTT